AATTATAGTGGTAAATCGTTTAACTCTTGCTCTGAATTAAATGGAGACTCTGAAGGTAAGGCAATCAGTGACTCCTCATCGGCTACAACCTTACGCTTGCGCTTAGGCTTATCCTCTTCCTCCGTGATAGTTGCTGCTGCTAGTTCAGCCTCTAACTCTGCCCTGACTTGTGCCTTCAGCTCCTCCTTTAACTTGCTGAGAAGCTCTGGATTGCTCAGGCTGTTCATGTCACCTCCAGCAGAAATTGATTTTCCGACAACGACATCACCAAGTGGCCTGACCTTTGACCAGCTATATGAACGCTTATTGATAGGCTTTTGCAGCTCACGGAGAGCAATTCTGGCATTAACCTGAAATTGAAACGCATGATCTTGCGCTCCTGTTGTTGGGTTGAGTTCCCAGCGGACTACCGTCACTTGTGAGTTATGCCCACCATCCCTGATGGCATCCCTGATGTATTGTAAATTATCCATATATGTTAATTAATAAGTTACCCTGTATGATGAATCTGGCTTCTCTGATGGCCTCTCAGGTCATGTGCCTGAAAGCAGACTTCCGGCTTAAAGCCATAGCTTAGCATCAGGTCTTGAATCCATGCTGTCATGGCATCGAGGCCATTGTTCTGGATGTAAGTATGTTCTAAAAACAACTGTGCTGCTTTACGATTGATTATGTAGCCATGAGTCAGCCACATGTGATTGCCTTTCCAAAGATTAGGAAGCCCATCAATTTCAACCCTTTCAATTTTCTGCTCTCCCCATCCTGGATAATAGTTCCAGCCTAAGTGCAGGAAGTCAAACTCTGGCAATCTGTTCCAATTTGTCACAAGTTGATTTGTTTTCTGCACATCAAATCTGGCATCATCTTCCAGAATTAAGGCATACTCATTGCCATTGTCCAGCATCTTCTGCCAGACAGCTCGATGAGAGGCACAGCACCCAATCTCGCTAATACTTATAATTGGCCTTTTATTAGACTTTTTAAGCCTATTGTCTATTTGATGAGAGATGTGATTGCCATTGGAGGCAATGTGAAACTCCGGCTTATTTCCGTGCTTATCAGTAAGTCCTATTTGCCTGAAATGGTCAATTAGTCTTCTTCTCCTCTGTACTGCTCTAGGCAGACTAATAAAGTAGATGGCATCAACAGGAAACTTCACAACTGATTCGCTCGGTGACCGTGAAGTCAATGGCGAAGAAGTAGGTTTCAAAGTTTCGCTCTGGTAGCCCGAAGTACTGGGTTGCGATTGCTTTTGAGTTGAAGTCTGTGCCTGCATAAGTTATGCCTTTAGTGCGATTAATTATAGATGTAATGCCGAACTCGGCATTTTCAAAGGTTGAGTTAGCTACTAATTTAAAATTGACTGTCCTGAGCAGGCTGTTAGCTCTGCCTCCAGCTGGAGTAGTTTCTACTGATGCTCCTTCCCTTACCAGGAACACAACAAGTGGATAGGTGTCATTGACAGCGCAATAAGTCTGTCCATCCTTAGTTACATAGTTACCAGCTGATCCTTCCACAATGCTCTCCACAGCCTCGCCATAGTTCAGCATGTTATTCACGAATGTGCCTGCCAGATTCTCGCAAAGAGATTTTAGCGCAGACTCAACGGTTACCTTGGTGACTATCATTTACTCAAGAATTGTATTGCCAGGCGATTAATAATCTGAAGTGATTGATCCAACTCTTCTTTAGATAGTTCAAAGGTAGTACCAAATCTGCTTTCCAAGGAGTTAGCAATCTTCGCCTGCTCATCTGATGTAAATGCAACACCATAAGCAGTGTCAGAAATAGGCACAGGCCTCCAGCTCTTCCACATGTCACCGGAGAAGGTAAAGTCAATGTAAGCAGTCTGAAGTCCTAACTTTTGCCGGAGTTGCTTATAGCTATCTGTGCTGCTAAGAGTGCTAAGTCGCTTTTTGCTGGCAAAGGACTGAGCTTTGCCAAATGCTGAAGGAATAGCCTTGTTACCATATTGTCCAATTTGACTGCCATCAGACTTCTCTCCATCCTGCTGGACTCTGGCCTGGACTGCCGGAGCAGCATAAAGAGCAGCTGCCCTCAGCACCTTGTCGGCTTTGGATGCTTCCTTAAAGTTCTTAAGCTGTTGCTTCAGGAAGGCAGATGTAGAGTCATAAACTGGCATAAACTTTTTTAAAAATAATTTTGCAGTTATTTTTCATTTGACTTAATTGCCAGCCAAATCTAACCAAAATACTTATGAATTTCGAAAAAACAAGTGTCCGAATGCTTTACAATAGCATGTGGATAGACATCAAGGTAACTAGCATCAATCAACTCCATCATGTAGCTCTACTGGGTGGCAGAATGATTGTGTATGAAATTTATGGAATTTACTATCTTGGCTTTGTCCATGAATCTGAAAGAGTTAATCTTAACTTTTATGGACTGACTATTTCAAAAGAGCAATTTGAATTTCAAATGCGCTCATGGGGCGATTATTACTTGAACATAGCCCCGGGTACTGAATTATTATTAGCCGACAACCTTTACTTTATATGAGACTCGTTATGAACAGACTTGTTTATCAATTAATTAAAGATATAATATGGAAGTTTACTTTTGTCTCCGTTTATGTAATTCTAATCACTTTATTAATTGTAAAATTTATAACTTATGTCAAATCGTGATGTAACCATCTGCCTGACCTCATGCGGAAGGTGGGATTTGCTAGAGAAAACCATCAGCAGTCTGGTTACTTATTGGGATGGTGAGCCTCCGGCTGCATTCTATATTAATGATGACTCCGGGTTGCAAAATCCGACAATAGTAAAGGAGCTTGATCGCTTCCTCATGAGGCACTGGCAAATAATGGCTGATTGGACATTCACAAACAGAGAAGGTCAGCCACAGGCAATTGACAACACTTATTGCCTTGTTAAAACTCCTTACATCTTCCACTGCGAAGATGACTGGGAGTTTTACAATAGTGGATTTGTAGCTGATTCTCGCTCTGTGCTAGAGGCTGAGCCTAAGTGTGCCTGTGTATGGATTCGGCATCCGAATGACCGCAATGGACACACCGTGTTACCAGGTGTTAAATTGACAAAGCAAGGAGTTAGATACCAGCAGTTGGCACATCGGTTCAAAGGCGATTGGCATGGCTTTTCTTGGAGTCCTGGTCTTCGGAGATTGTCAGACTACATCGCAATGGGCAAGTTCAGTGATATGTGTGAGTGGAGAAGTAATGACCACATCATATCAGAGAAGCAATACAATAAGAAATACTACGAAGCTGGATATGTAGGCATGAGCCTATGCAGAGGTTTTGTTAAGCACATAGGTCATTTACATTCAATCAAGAAAAGAGCAATATGAGAGCAGCACTTTACTTCAGCATGGATGATCCGGATGACATCCAGGCGCACATTAGATGCACCAAGGCAACTAACATGGCCTTGGCATTATACCAACTGAGACATGTAATTCACAAGGCCATCGATGAGTCGGAAGATGGCAAGCATGTGGATGGCGATTATCTATCAGACAAAGTGGAGGCAGTTTTTGAGGAGTATGGAATTAACCTAGGAGAGCTAATATCATGACACAACTTGAGCAACTCAAAGTCATTGTAGAGAAAGAGATCAAGGTAAAAAAATGGATGGCAGAGCAGGATGCCAACACTCCTAAAACTAATCAGTATTGGCAAGGAGCAATCTCAGCTCTCAACTATGTTAAGCATGTAATTGACAGATTAATAAATGAAGAAGATGTATAAAGAAACAGTGGTACAGTGGATGCTCGATCAAATAATCAAGCACAATGGCATCCTCCCGATGAATGACATAGAGAAGGCAATGGCAATGCACAATGAGCAATTATCTGCTGCCTACACAGAAGGATTTAAACGGTGCAAATACATTGAGGAGTTAAGTGAAGGAAAGTTATTCTTCCCAGGCGAAGAAACTCCAGATGACTTTGAGACTTACTATGACAAAACCTATGGAGAATAAAAAGCAGACGGCAGTTGAGTGGCTTGCCTCTGAATTACATGGACACTTAGCCCCATCAAATGGCCCTGAATTATTGGCAATCTTAAATCAAGCCAAAGCAATGGAGAAGGAGCAAATCATCTGGGCATACGATGATGCCTACATTTCCATGAACCTTGCCTTCCGGGGCTTTGATAGGAGCTTGGAGTATTATGAGAAAACATATGGCGCACAGAACAACGGCAAACCAGAACAATTGCCGTAAAAGTTGGCTATAATTGCGACTGATACGATTTGATTCAATTTGATACGCTAATGAATCCAATAGAAGAATTAATTGACTTCATGATTGTCAATGAGGGCAAGATTGACCTGAATGATGTATTGATTAAGGCTGAGCTAATCAATATGCGCTCAAAGCCAAGGCACGCTGGATGGTACTTTAATGGCAAGCTATACTCTGACCTTGATGAGCTTAAAGGCAAAACCATGTTAGAAAACCATCATCCAAAACCTATCTATTACTATCCATGAGCAACATCATTGACTATTTCTCAGAACCACACTACCAGCAGCCACTCAAGAAGCACCGTGAGGACATGATTAATAAAGCTGAAGCTGTCAATCACCCAGAGCATTACGGTGGCTCAGAAAACACCTATGAGGCCATCAAAGTCATTGAGGCTTGGGAG